CTTGACCGCCTTCGCACCCGTGGGCGTGACCTGCGCCACAACAACGACTACGCGGCCAAGTTTTGCCGCATGTGCGGGGACAACATCATTGGCCCAAGCGGCATCCGCCTGCAGGCCAAGGTGATCGACCAAGGTGGCAAGCAAGACCGGGGCGCAAACAACGCCATTGAGGCCGCATGGAAACGCTGGGGCACTGTGTGCGACGTATCGGGCCGCCAGCACTTCCGGGATTTTTGCTCAAGCCTTGTCGAAAGCCTCCCGGCGGACGGTGAATTTTTGGTGCGCGTGGTCACTGGGCCTGATGCGCAAAACGAATTCAACTTTGCCCTGCAGCGCCTCGATGTGGACCGCATCGACACCACCTACAACACCACGCTGGGTGGCAACACCGTCATCATGGGCGTGGAACTCAACGCCTACCGCCGCCCCGTGGCTCTGCATATTTTTGAAGGCCACCCCAATGACGGCCAACGCACCAGCCGCCGCCTGGTGCGCATCCCTGCGGACGAACTGATCCACGGATTTAAGGTTACACAGGCCGACCAAGTGCGCGGCTTCCCCTGGATGGCACCCGGCATGCTCAGCCTGCACCACCTGGGCGGCTTTGGCCTGGCCGCGTTGCTGGCGGCAGAGCATGGAGCCAATCACTACGGATTTTTTACTACGCCCGATGGCCTGGCCCCCAACATCGGCACGCAGGACGAAAACCAGCAGACCATCATGACCAGTCAGCCCGGCGTGTACGACACACTGCCGACGGGTGTGGGCTTTCAGGCGCACGAATCCAAGTATCCAAACGAGGTATTTGGGCCTTTTGTCAAGACCACGCTGCAGCGCATAGCCAGCGGCTGGGGCGTGGCTTACCACGGTCTGGCCAATGATCTGGAAGGCGTCAATTTCAGCAGCATTCGCAGCGGCACCATTGAAGAGCGCGACCGCTGGAGCGCCGAACAAGAGTGGTTTATTGCCGCCTTCATGGAGCGCATTTACCCGCTGTGGATGCGCTCTGCGCTGCTTTCAGGTGCCATCAAGCTGGAGAACGGCTCCACCCTGCCGGGCGCAAAGTTTGACAAATTCATGGCCCACGAATGGCAGCCGCGCCGCTGGGACTGGGTAGACCCTAAAAAAGACATGGAAGCCAAGATTATGGGCGTGCGCGCTGGCATTTTGGCCCCGCAGGACATTGCTGCCAGCATGGGCTACGACTTTGAAGACACCCTGATTGCCATTGCCGAGGCCAACAAATCTGCCCAAGCGCTGGGCGTCAAGCTCCCCGCCTACGACGCAGCGCCGGGCAGCATGCCAGTGTCTGATGACGAGCCAGACGACGCGCCCGCAGCCAGCACAAAAAAACCCAAAAAGTGAAATTTCTTTGTCTTAAAAAGTTTCACCTACCCACCATCCAATACACCCCATGAGCAAAGCCAAACACATCCCTGAAGCCATTCGCGCCGCTTTGAATAAAGAGCATGGCCGGGCAGTGCGGGAACTAAGTTTTGAGCGCGCCACCGCCAACGCCGACGCCAACACGGTTGATCTGTGCTTTGCCACCGAAACCGCCTATGAACGCTATTGGGGCGTCGAGGTTTTGGACTGCGCACCGACAAGCGTGCGCACCCAGCGCCTCAAAGCAGGCTGCAATCTCATCATGGACCACGACGCGCGTGATGTAGTTGGCGTGGTCGAATCCTTTTCATTCGGCGCAGACCGCAAGGTCCGCGCCGTGGTGCGCTTTGGCAAGAGCGCGCGGGCGCAGGAAATCTTTGCAGACGTGGCGGACGGAATCCGCAACAACGTCAGCGTGGGTTACCTGATCCACAAAGCTGTTCTGGAGTCGGAAAGCGAGGGCGTGGGAACGTACCGAGTGACCGACTGGGAACCGTACGAGCTGACGCTCACCGCCGTACCTGCAGACATCAACGCCGGAGTGGGCCGCAGCGCCGCCCCGCCGGATGCAGCGCAAAAAGACCTCACCGTGCAAGTGACGGTGTGGCAGACCGAAGCCAAAGACGACGAATGCGAGCCTATGGACGGCGAACAAACCGAAGCCCAAGCCGAGAAAAGCAGCACCGAAACCGAAACCACCCCTGTATCGACTCCCTCCGAAAGCGAGAAAACCATCATGACCGACGTAACCACTGTTACCACACGAAACCACCCTGCCGAAATCGCAGCCATGGGCTCCCAAATGGGCTTGGGCGAACTGGCAATGAAATCTATCCAAGCCGGTCACACCACCGAGCAATTCCAGTCCGAAGCCCTGCGCGAGCTGGCAAAGAAGCCAATGCCCACAAGCGACATCGGCATGAGCGCCAAAGAGGTGCGCAGCTTCAACATTTTGCACGGCATCAACGCCCTGGCAAACCCCAACAACGCGCAAGCCCGCGCCGCCGCCGCGTTTGAATTTGAGTGCAGCCAAGAAGTTGCCAAGAAAATGGGCCGCGCCGCTGGTGGTTTTTACCTGCCCAGCGACGTACAGCGCCGCGACCTGACCGCAGGCACCGCCAACGCAGGCGGCTACAGCGTGGCCACTGAGCTTCGCGGCTTTATCGACATCTTGCGCAATGCCATGGTCATCGACAAGGCTGGCGCGGTGTTTTTGTCGGGCCTGCAGGGCAATATTGCCATTCCAAAGCTGTCCGGCGCTGGCACCGCGTACTGGGTTGCAGAAAACGGCGCACCTACTGAGAGCCAGCAAACGCTGGCACAGGTCACTATGTCGCCCAAGACAATCGGCGCATACACCGACATCAGCCGCCAGTTGATTTTGCAGTCCAGCATTGATGTGCAAAACATGGTCACGCGCGACCTGGCCACCATCATCGGCCTTGGCATCCAAGCCGCAGCTATCAACGGCGCAGGCTCTGGTAACGAGCCCACAGGCATCTTGACAGCAGTAACCGCCAGCCAGATTGGCGGCACTGACGGCTTGGCCCCCACCTGGGCCCATATCGTCGGCTTGGAGTCTGACATTGCCGCAAACAATGCAGACGTTGGAACCCTGGGCTACCTGACAAATGCCAAAGTTCGCGGCAAATTGAAAGTGACGCAAAAGTTCGCCAGCACCAACGGCATGCCCATCTGGGCAGATGGCAACACCCCACTGAACGGCTACGCCGCCCACGTGACCAACGCCGTGCCAAGCAATCTGACCAAGGGCAACCAATCCTTGAGCAGCGCCATCATATTTGGCAACTTTGCCGATTTGTTGATTGGCTTGTGGGGTGCTACAGACATTCTCGTTGACCCGTACACAGGCGGGGCCGCTGGCACCGTGCGCGTGCGGGTGCTGCAAAGCTGCGATGTGGCCCTGCGCCATGTTGAGAGCTTCGCCACCATGGAAGACGCCCTCACGGCCTGATAGCCGCAAACCGCTGCGCCTTCGGGCGTGGCGGTGCCCGCTAACCAACACCAGAAAGCATCAAACCCATGAACGACCAAAATCTAGGCGCAGAGCTGCAAACGCTCGCCCTCATCCCCATGGCCGACATCACGGCAAGCGGCAACGGCACCGGCATTGACATTACCGACTATGTAGGTTTGGCCGCGGTCACCCTCAGCGCCAAAAACGTGGCAGGCACCAACCCCACGCTGATCGTCAAGCTGCAAGACAGTCTTGATAACAGCACGTTTGCCGACATATCAGGCGCTGTGTTTACCACCGTCACAGCCGCTGACACATTGGCGGCCACGCTGGAAAAAATAACCGTCAATCTGGACTCTGCCCGTCGCTACCTGCGCGCGGTCAAGACCATTGGCGGCACCAGCTCGCCGGAGTTTCTGCTGAGTTGCACCGCGCACGCAGTCAAGCAAAACCGCACCTGAGCCCAGCACCATGGCCATGACCGAAGATTTTTCCGTGTTTTTTTGCACCTCCGAGTTTGCCACTGCGGCAACGCTCAACAGCGCTGCGGTGACGGGCATCTTTGACAACGGCTACGCCCAAAGCAGTGCAGGTGGCATGGGCATTGCAAGCGCCCAGCCCACGCTCACCTTACCCACCGCCAGCGTGCCCGCCAACCCGGTGGGCGTGACGGCAGTGGTTGCCAGCGTGAGTTACACAGTGGCCGAGCACCAGCCTGACGGCTCTGGTGTCAGCGTGCTTTATCTGGAGCGCGTGTTATGAGCAACAGCGCCCACATGGCTGCGCGCGATGCCATCATTGCCGCCTTGCTGGTGAACCCGGCGCTGGCGGGCGGGCGAGTGGTGGGCAACCGCCGCCGCCCAATGGCTGAACAGCACGCCAGCCAAATTTATGTGTATCTGGAAAACAGCGACGCTGAGTCCGGCTCTGACAAAGTGATAGGCACCACAGACTGGCGCACCCGCATCCGGGTTGAGTGCCTGAGCCGCGCCACAAGTTCGGTAAGCGCTGACGACGGCGCTGACGCTTTGGCTGTAGATGTCATGTCTCGAATCATGGCTGATACCAGCCTGAGCGGCAAAGCTATCGACACCACCCCGCAAGCAATCTTTTGGGCGGAAGACGAAGCCGACACCCCTGTGGCTGCCTGCCAGCTCCTTTTTAGCGTGTGGCACGCCACGCCAGACGCATCAATTTCCGCCTGAGTCCAAAAGCCATGAACCCCGCAAAACAACAGCCCAAACCAGCCGCACAAGCATCCGCACCGCCCGCCGCACTGCCAGCGCGCACGCCAGAAAACACCCCCGTTCCCGGTGGTGGCAGTTGGCGCTGGGACTACGCAGCAGGCGCATGGGTTGCAAACGTTGAACCCGCCGCCGCCCCCATTACCGCAACCGCACCCACCCCGGAGTAAACACCACCATGGCACGCCTCATCCGTAAAACCGTCATCCTCGCCAAAGTCGAAACCACCAGCGGCACCGACTCAACCCCTGTCAACACCAGCAACGCACTTGAAGTCAGCGACCTGTCCATCACCCCGCTGGACGCCAAAAACGTAGACCTTGACACCATTCAGGGCTGGTTTGGCAACAGCATATCGCTGGTGGGTACTGCCAGCGTCAAATGCAGCTTTAGCGTGCACTTGGCCGGGTCCGCCACCGCAGCCACCGCGCCTGCATGGGGCGCATTGCTTCAAGGGTGCGCAAATGCCGAAACCACCGGCCTCACCACTCCTGACCGCGTTGAATATTTGACTGCAACCGACACACTCAAAACGCTCACAATTTACTGGTATGACGACGGTGTTTTGCACAAGCTGCTTGGCTGTTTTGGCAACGTCAAAATGTCCGTCAAATCCGGCGAAGCGCCAAAGCTCACTTTTGACTTTGTGGGCCTTGACGGCGGCGTAACAGCCGTGTCCAACGTGGTGCCCACACTTACGATGTGGAAAACCCCGGTGGCCGTCACCAAAGCCAACGTGACCGACATCAAACTGGGCTGCACCTACTCCGCAGGCGCATTGTCTGGCGGAACCGCTTACAACTCCACTGGTTTGATGATTGACTGGGGCAACGAAGTGGAATTTGCCCCCATGCTCACGACCGAGGAAGTGGTTTTAAAAGACCGCAACATGACGGGCTCTTTGAGCCTCGAACTCACCGCTGCGCAAGAAGTGTCAATGATGGCCACCGTCAAAGCCAACGGCACCCAAGGCGTCGGCTTTGTGCTGGGCACCGCCACCGGCAACAAGATCATGCTGCACATGCCAGCGGTACAGCTCCTGAACATCAAAAAAGAAGAGATCGCAGGCAAGCGAATCATCGGGCTCGACATGCGCATGCTTCCCGTGTCTGGTAACGACGAACTGCGCATTGTCAGCCTGTAAACCATCACAACGACCCGGCCAAACATGAAAACACTTTCCATCAGCAACACCTCCGAAATCAGCGTCAAGTTCACCCTGCGAGAGGGGACTGTAAACAAGCTGTTTGCTTTTACTTTCACAGCTATCCGGCTTGATCAGGACGATATTTCTGAGCGCATGGATGACAAAAATAAAAAGGTGAAGGAATTTATGGCCGAAGTCATCACGGGCTGGAGTGGCCAGCGGTTGGTGCTTGAAGACAACGGCGAACCCGCTGCTTTTAGCCAAGAGGCATTGGCCATGCTGCTCAACGTCATGGGCGTGGCAGGTATCTTGTTCGCGGCGTATCTTAAAGAGTGCGGCGCAAAAGAAAAAAACTAGCGCAGGTTGCCCGAGTTTGGGCAGCCGGAGAACTCTACACACAAGGGGCCGCCGATGCACCGCAAGAACAGTTTGACGAAGCGCTTGCGGCATTTGGTTTGCAGCAAAGCGAAGCCGACCAGAGCGCCGAGGAGTTTTGCTACCTGTGGCCCTGCAATGTGCGCACCTATGCCATTTGGCACCGCATACAAACCCAGTGGCGCATTGACGGCATGGGCGCACGCTCCGGGCTGGATTACAGCGGCGTTGAGGTCTATTTACGCAGTGTGGAGCGCATCCCGCCCACAAAGCAGTGGGCAGAAATTTGGGCCGGCCTGCAAGCCATGGAGGCCGCAGCGCTTGGCGTGTGGGCGCAGCAGCAGCGAGAAAAACAAGATTAACCCGACAGGTGCCCCGCATGGCTGATAACGATATAAAACTACGCCTTTCGGTCGGTGGGGCCGCGCAAGTTGTGAGCAGCATGGACGCTGTGAGCAACTCGATGAAAAGCATGGAAACCGCCGCTGGCTATGCCAAGACCGCGCTGGTTGCATTTGCAGGCGTTGCCAGTATCAGCGCATTCAAGGGCATGATTCAGGGGAGCATAGAGGCATCTGCCGGATTGCATGACATGGCGATTCAGACCGGCGCGTCAGTCGCTGCACTGACCGCATTCAGGGCAGTCGCAGCAACAACAAGCACATCCATCGAAGGCGTTGCCGGGGCCATGAATCGCATGGCCAAAGGCATGGCCGTTGCCAACGAAGACAGCAAAGGCATCGGGCAGGCAATCAAAGCTCTTGGATTAAATTTTGACAACCTTCGGCAGCTTAAGCCAGAAGACCAAATGCTGGCTGTTGCCAAGGCAATGAACGGCTTTCAGGACGGCGCTGGCAAAGCTGCTGTTGCGATGGCGCTTTATGGCAAAGAGGGGGCCAAGATGCTCCCGTTTATGCAAGATTTGGCAGATAGTTCGGAGGAAGTATCCAAAAAACTGACCGAGCAGCAAATTGCCGCCAAAGCCGCGCAACACGCCATGGCTGACGACTATGCCGACAACCTGACCAAAATCCAAAAAGCCTCTGATCAGTGGAAAAAAGACCTGTCCATGGCCATGCTGCCTGCGCTGCATGAGTTTTCAAAGGCTTTTCTTGACGTCAATAAGAGTGCTTTTGGCGTTAAGCAGGGCATTCAGGATTTGTCCGCCGATGGGTCCATAACCAGCTGGACCCGAAGTGCCATTCTGGGCGTCACCTATGTCATGGACGCATTCGAGGGCTTAAAAGCAGTTATCACAACAGTCGGGAAAATGGCGGCTGCGAACGTAGCTCTGATGGTTGAAAACGCAACGATGGCGTGGAACGTCTTCACCGGCCTGCTCGGCAAAGAGCCGGTTATCAACATCATCAACGCCTCAATGGCGCGGCAAAAAGTTATTGCACAAGAGCTTGCCCAAGACTTGGATAAAACGTGGGGAACCAAAACATTCGGCGCTCAATTACGCGAGCGCATGGAAGAAATGAAAGGTGTTGCCGAAGTAGCGAAGCGCGCCAAAGACAAGCTAAATTTCTCGGCCGACGACAAGACCAAGAAAAAGGCAGCGGAAGAAATCAGCGATTACCAAAAGCTAACCCGTGTCATTGCCGAAAAGCAGGCACAAGATAGCCTGCAACTCACGACCGGGCGCAGCCTGTATGAGTCGGAAAAAATCAGAGCAAAAATGATTGCTGATCTGGCCACCGGGACGATCAAGCTTTCAGAAATAGAACAAACTCGCATCAACACCGGTTTAGAGCAACTCTCAGTTACTGAGCAGCTAATCGCCGCCGATAAGTATTACGAGGAGCAGCAAAAATCCCGTTATGCGGCATCGTCAGCACTGGTCAAAGCAGCGTCCGACGAAGCCGATAAAAACGAAGAGCTAGCCCGCACCTTTGGCATGTCAAAAGCAGCGATTGAGGCGCTTGAAATTGCGCGCCTTGAAGAGCAGCTGGCTCAAAAAACCAGCATTAACCAGTGCACTGAAGAAACAACAAAACTTGAAGCCCTGATTGCCGCCAAAAAACGCAGCGCGGCAGCACTGGGCAGCGTAGAGGCGCAGCAAGTCAACAAAGACGCCGCAACAAAAGCCGCCGCCGAATGGCAAAAAACCGCTGACAAGATCAACGACAGTATTACCGACGCACTCATGCGCGGTTTCGAAAGCGGTAAAGGTTTCGCGGAAAACCTGCGCGACACGCTGACCAACATGTTTAAGACGATGATCCTGCGCCCCACTATCAGCGCTATCGTCAACCCGGTTGGGCAAGCCATGGCCAGTGCTGTTGGTTTTGGTGGAGGCGGCGAGGGTGGCGGTGGTGGCATGATCGGCACTGCTCTCAATGCGGCGTCCCTTATCGGAGGATCCACACTTGCCGCCATCGGCTCCAGCGTGGCCACTGGCGTGTCGGCAGGACTGGCTGGCACCAGCCTTGCGGGCGCTACAGCCGCCTACAGTGCCGCCGGAATGTCGGGCGTGGCGGGCGGTTTGAGTGTTGGTTCGACCATCGGCAGCGCACTGGCGGCCATGGGTCCGGTTGGTTGGGCTGCACTGGCAGCGGGCGCGGTGCTTGCATTGGCTGACCACGGCACCCCCACATCCAGCACCGGCGACGCCTCTGCCAGCTTTGACGCATCAGGCAAGCGCACCGACTACCAGACATTTTTTAACGGCTCCAGCGTGGGCGTGGACAAGATGCTGGCGGACTTGCAGGCGGCCTACGCAGGCGCGGCCAAGTCTTTGGGCATTGGTACCGTGGCCAGCGCGTTTGCCTATGGCGGCAACACGGGCAAAAATGGCGAGTCGCCAAACTTTGCACTTACCGCCCGCGCCGGAAACTCGTTTTACAGCACAGGCGGCGAAACCGCATCGTCAGACGCCGCTATCGCCCTGGCAGCCAGCCGCGCAGTGTTCGCCGCCTTGCAGGGCTCCGAACTCCCGGCCTACCTGTCCAACGTGTTCAACGGCCTGAGCGCAGGGGCCATGACGCAGGAGCAAATCACCAACACGCTGGCCTATGCCGGGTCCATCAAGCAGGTGCGCGAAGCCCTGCTGGAGACCCGCGAGCCCATGGCCATCTTGCAAAGCAACGTCGACCAAGCCTTCAGCACGCTAGCCACCACCTCCGAGAGCTTCAAAACTGATTTTGTCAGCGCCATTGATGGCGGCATAACCCCCGAAAAACTGGCCCAATGGCAAAGCCTGCAGGCTGCCATGACCGAGCTGGCATCTTTGGCCGAAAAAGAGGCCACAGCCAAAGAAGCCGCCGCCCAAAAAGTGCGCGAGGCCGTCCAGAGGGAGGTGGACAAAGAGATTGCAACGGTCACCACGTGGACCCAAAAACTCGCCGTGCTGCAGGGCACCACCACCGAGCGCCAACTGGCCATGCAGGCAGACCTTGCTACCAGCACCAACGTGGCCACGCAGGAGCTGATCAAACAGGTCTACGCGCAGGAAGATTTGAAGCTTGCCACCCAGACCGCGAAGGACAGCCTCAAAACCTTGAGCGAAAGCCTCAAATCACTCTCGTCCGGAGTGGCAGGGGCACAGGGCACCATCACCGATTTGCAGCTGCAAGCGCAGATTGACGCAGCCAACACCGCCAACGCCGCCGCTGAAAAGTTCCGGGGCCTGAACAAAAGCCTGCGTGAGTTTTTAGACGGCGAAACGCTGGCCCCCAGCGCAAGTTTTGGCAAGCTGCTGGCCAAAGCCATGGGCGGTGATGCAGACGCCATGCAGGCCTTGCCAGGTGCGGCGTCAGCCAGCATTGAGTTTGCCAAGAGCCGCGCGGCCAATGGCACAGAGTTCGCTTTGCAAAAAGCAGGCATCCTGACCCAAGTAGCCCAAGCCGCCAACGCCGCCGCGCTGCTCGCCGCGCAAACCGTGGCCGTGCCCCAAGCAGCGGACCCCATGGCGCAGGCTGTGGCAGCTCTGGAAGTTGCTGTGCGCGAGCTGCAGGGCGGCATTGCCCAAAGCATCAGCGTTGATTTGGTCAACCGCATGGGGGAGATTGACGCCAACCTGTCGGGCTCCATTGACCGGCTTGAGTTCGGCCAGTATTTCGAAGGGCTGGCGTCGGACTCCACACTCCAGTCAATCTATGGGCAGCTTGATGTGAATGGCGACGGGCAAATTACCCAGCTTGAAGCCATCCGGCTGGCCACTGAGGGCACGCTGGCCGAAATGCGTTTGTCTGGCACAGGCGGCATTGTGTCGGGCGCTGGCACCTACACCGGCACGCAGGCCCTGCGAGCCATTTCCGCCGCGTATGCCGCAGGCCAAACCACCGCGCAAATCATCAATGCGGCCAATGTGAACTTGGGCGTGTCGTCCGCCGCGCTCGCGCCGGTTGCCGCTGCTGGGGGCTACACCGAAATCTCAGCGTATCAGCAGCGCATAGACGCCACGGCCGCACTGTCAGCATCTGACGTTGCCACTGTGCAGGCGGAGGCTTACCGCAGAGCCGGGATCAACAACACCACCGCCGAAGCTGAGTTCGTGAAATATCTGCTTGCCCAAGGCTGGAACGCGGGCATGGGTGACAAAGCCATGGGCTGGCCACTGGGCACCACGAATGCATGGGCCACAGCCAATGGTTTCCCGGCGTTTGATGTCGGCACCAACTATGTGCCGCGCGACATGCTGGCCCAAATCCACGAAGGCGAGGCCATTGTCCCCAAAGCCTACAACCCGGCAGCAGGTGGCAACGGGCGCGACATGGCCCGCCTTGAAGCACTGGTTGAACGTCTGACAAAAGAGGTCGAGGGCCTGCGCACCGAGGCCAGAGCCACCGCCAGCAACACAGGCAAAACCGCCCGCGCCTTGGATGGCGTGATCCACGGCCAAGACACACTCAACACGGTGGCCGCATGAAAGTCGTAAAACCCACCGCCATCACATCCGCCATGCTGGTCAGCACGGACGCAACCGAGACATACAGCGCCTGGAACGCCGCCACCGCCTACACGGCTGGGGATATTGTGCTGCGCACCACCACCCAGCGGCTTTACCAGCGCCTGATTTCCGGCACCACCGCCACCGCGCCCGAGAGCGACACCACCAACTGGCTGGACATTGCGCCCTCCAACAAGTGGGCCATGTTTGATGGCGAAATCAGCACCGTCACCACCAAAACCACCAGCCTGACGGTCGTGCTCAAACCCGGCTACGTCAACAGCTTGGCCCTCTTTGGGCTGGTGGGCACAACGCTTGATGTCACGGTGCGCGACGCCCTGGCCGGAAACATCGTCTACACCCACAGCCAAACGCTGGACGGCACCATCATTGCAGACTGGTATCAATACTTTTTTGAGCCTGTTGTGCAGCTTGCCGAGGTGGTGCTGACCGACTTGCCGCCCTACGGTGACGCGCACATTACCGTAGTGCTCACAGGCACCGGCACCGTGGAGTGCGGCATTTGCTTAGTTGGCACCTTTTACACGCTGGGCGATACGCAATACGGCGCAAGCGTCGGCATCATTGATTACAGCCGCAAAGAGACCGACGCCTTTGGCGTCACTACCTTTGTCCGGCGCGCCTACAGCAAACGCATGAGCGCGCGCTTGATGCTGGACAACGTGCAAATGAACAAAGTGCAGCGCGTGCTCGCTGACCTGCGCGCCACCCCCTGCGCATGGATTGGCGCGGACGATGTGACCTACGCCCCGCTGGTGGTGTACGGCTTTTACAAAGACTTTTCTATTGAGGTTGCATACCCGACAGCAAGCTATTGCAGCTTAGAGGTCGAAGGTTTGACCTGATTTACCCCCAAGGAAACACACCATGCCAATCAGTGCACTACCCACGCCACCCACCCGCAGCGACCCCGCCACCTTTGCCGCGCGTGGAGATGCCTTTATGGTGGCACTGCCCACGTTTGCCACCGAGGCCAACGTGTTGCAAACCGATGTCAACGCAAAGCAAGCCGCCGCCGCAGTGTCTGCCAATGCCGCCCAAGCCGACCGCATCTTGTGTGACGCCGCCGCCGCTGCAGT